AATTTCTTTTTGTGTTGCGTTGATCTGATCTAGTCTATCGTGTAACTGATCATTTTGCTTTTGTAACTCTGATATGGCATCAGTAGTTTTAGATATGATACTCTGTGTTTTCTGTATCTTATCTTCCTTGATTTGCGCAGCAATAATCTGATCACAAGTAGGACAATTATCATGCGACTCAAAGAACTTCAGTGTTTTGTTGCTAGAGTGTTCTTTGTCATGCAACTTACTCAGTAGATCAGAAACCTTCTCTGACTTGTTCTGAACCTTAGTGTGGTCGTTTATAGCATCAAAGTGTTTCTGTATTTTATCCTCAGTCTGCGTTATATGGACGCTGGTGTTTGCATTGGTTTGTTGAGCACTAGCAATCATTTCCTCGTACTCTTTTATTTCTTCCCCTATATCACTCTTGACTTGTCGCAAGTATTGTTGTTGAACCTCTATCTTGTTTTCTACGAGTTCTATTTTATATTCTATATCTGTGATGTCGTTTTTGTTTTTAGATACACGATCTTTTAATAGTGTATTCATTTGACTGAACACTTGTATATCTAATAAATCTTCGATAACCTCTCTACGATCTTTTACGGGCAGTTGCATAAAAGGTGTGAATGTAGCAGAACCTAATATAACAACTTGTGTAAATGACTTGTAGTTTAGCTTTAATATTTGATCTTCAAGTATCGATTGATAATCTCTCACATTACCCGGTTGTGGTATCAGTTCACCATCTTTCCAGATCTCAAATAAATTTGGTTTGTACGCACGAATAATCTTGTATTGTGTAGTACCAATGTGAAACTCAACCTCTACACGAGCGTCCTTACCGTTTATAGAGTTGATCAACTGCACAAGCTTTATATTACGGAATGGTTTGTTGAACAGACCCCAACACAAGGCATCAAGCATTGTAGACTTGCCAGCACCGTTCTCACCAACGACAACCGTACTTGGAGACCTATCTAAGTGTATTTCAGTGTAAACGTTCCCCGTGGAAAGGAAGTTTTTCCATCTCAACTTTTCAAAATGTAGCATAAAATGTTTAAGAATTTATAGTCAATGATTCATTATACAACGATCTCATTAGTAGGTCAAGTTCTTTCTTTGGTACGGCATCAGGTAGTTGATCGATGTAGTTGCTCATAATAGTAACTGTATCCTCTGCCTCATTTACAATGTCACCATCATCTTCAAGATGAAGATTTAAGTTATCATCAACGATCTGTATGTTGATTGGATTTGATTTGTATAATCTATCCATAAACAAATCGAACCAATAAGGATTATCGCAAGTTTGTTTGATAACTTTCACATAAGTGTTTTTGTAGAAGTCAAAATCTACACTGAGTATATCTTCAATAGTCTTATTATTATCATCGTAAAATGCTTTGTGGAACATAGAGAATGGATTTTTGATCATCTCGATATCTCTAGTATTCGTATCGTAGATATGGAAACCTTTAGTATCCTGATAGTCTATCCATGTCATTTCATAAGGGCAACCCAAATACTGAACATTGCCTATTTTGTTCTTATGATGAAAGTGACCAGAAAAAACTGTTTCAAACTTCTTGAACATAGAAACTTCCATACCGTGCGAGTTCACATTTCCTCTATCCATCAACGCACCAGCTACCTCTAGATGTGACATCATAATTTGAGCAGGTGTTTCTTCCATTGCTTGTACGGCATCTTTATAATTTTCTGCATTGATCCAAGGCATTATAAGAATATCATGCCCATCAAAGTTTACAGTCTCAGGTTTATCATAAGACTTTACCGCACCATCACGAAACAACTCTTTCATTGAGTTGATCTCGTTGGTGTTCTTATAAGGAACGTCATGATTACCGATGATGACATGAAGGTCTATGTTATATTCAACACACCTATCAATGAACATTTCTTTCATACGACGCAGTGTCACATAAGAAATATACTTTCGCCTATCCACAATATCGCCCAAATGGATAATAGTATCAATGCCTTCTGTAACGAGGTGAGGGAAGAAAACTTCATTGTAAAACCTTTCAAAATAATCTAGAAATTGTGTGTTATCATTTCTAGCACCGAAGTGCGTATCAGTAACCAAAGCGATTTTCATATTACTCCTCTGTGATGACTCGTTTCTTCTTTCTTCTCTTAGTTTCTTCAAAGTTGTTTATGAACTCTGACATATACTCTTGAGTCCATTCATTATACTTGATATCGTCTGAAAAGTCAACGCCTTTATCATGTGATTGTCGATCAGAAGTTTGTTGGAAAACATTGATATGTTCTGATGCTTTGAACTTGGTGTACAGATACTTCTTTTCTTTTTGTATGCGTCTTAGAAACGCAAAGTAAACGATCTGTGTAAAATATGCGAATGGATTACCAGACTTCTCAGGATTGAAGTTGTCGATATACTGCAAACAGTTTTCAATACCATCACATATCATTTCTTCGCGGAACGTGTAGTTGACGAAGTTTGGTTTGTATGATAAGTGCGTAGCAATCTTCATGATACAGTCAGCAATATAGATAGGAACTATTGGTCTTTCGCTACCAGAGTCCTCTGATTCTCTAACACTTTCCTTGAACTTAACCATTGCTTCAAGAAACTCTTTGTTGTTGACGTAGTGTGGGTTTTTCTTTTTGTTTCTAATCATTACAACCTCGCTTATTAATGTAACATGGTGCTATTGGTGTTTGCACCAAAAATGTAGTGTTCTAGTTCTTCTTCCAGAGTTGTTTCCTCTGGTGTTTGTTCTTCAATTGATCTATTGTTAGCAATTATACTATCGACAGCATGAACATAGTATTCACAAACTTCATCACTAGCAGGTGTCATTCCAACTATGTGTGTTTTTTGTATGGTCATATAGTTATCATCTTGACTAAATGGAAACCACTGCACTGCTATCATAGAGGCAGATCTTCTACCGCCTTTACCACTCTGTTCTGTTCTTATTTCTAACGGATTGAGTAGAAGTATCGTTTTGTTTTGTTCTTCAACAACATCCGATACTATGGTGTCTCCATTGCTCAACTTTATAATTTGTAATGTTATTTCCATAGTTTCATACCTTCAATATAAACTGGTCCATTCGGTTTATTATACCAACTTGGAATAGTATATCTTGTTCCTTCAGTAATTAATCTTACACCATGAGCATACTGCATCCCATGAAAAAATGCCACACGTCCTTGCTTTGGCGTCACGTTCATATCTTCAATAAATGTTTCACCACCAGTATAATTATCATTCAGGTATGATATAGCAGTAAATATAGTATCAGGATGAGCGAGATCGATATGAGATTCTTGCCATACGTTTGTTTTCCATTTTACTATTTCACTCCAACCATATATTATGGTTTCGTCGCAGTAAGTCTTCGCTGCATCAAATAGTTTGTCTTTGTATTCGTTCATTTCATTTATGTTGTCTATATTCAATATTTCATTTGAGTTTTCTGCAGAAGAGATTGTGCCATGGGCATCAATCGTCGATTCACCTATTTTACTTGGTCCGATGCGAAGAAATAATTGTATTGCTCGTTCGCATTCTTCAACAGTAAAAAAATCATCAACTATAACTATCTTACTCATGTTTCAAATTAATATTGTATATTTTGTAATCAAACTCTTCTTCATTGTACATCTTTATTCTGACTGCGAAGTGTTTGAGTGTATGATTGCAACTTGTTTTTTTACAGAGGTCGTCGGCAATGTCATAGAGTGTTGCTCGTTCTTTGTTATCACCTTTTCGTAGACCACGCCCGATACTTTGTAAATTCCGTATCCTAGACTTAGTAGGACTAGCAAAAACGATATTATGCAAATTGCGTATGTTGATCCCAGTAGAGAACGTCCCGTATGAGGCGACAATAATTGCACTCCGCTCTGTTTCAGTAATTCTTCGAATTTCTTCTCGTTCATCAGCATCTACTCCTCCGTGGACAAAAAAGACACGCCTATCTTCCTCGGCATCTGCCTTTATCATATCATATAAAATTTTACCATGTTTCTCAACCATTTGGAATAATAATAGTGTATTACCATTCCGTGTCAAAGTCAAGTTCTTTATGAACTGATTTCGCTTTTCATTGCCTATGAGAAACTGTATCTCATCTTGATACTTCGCATTGTGCATTACCTTACATATATCAGGTGGATACTTCAACACTAATGCTTTGATTCTAAAGTCTGCTAGAGTTCCCTGATCAATCAACTCTTTGGTTTGTACTACCTTCATCACTGGACCAAACAAACCTTCTAATACTAATTTATTCGTTTGCGTATCGTCTAATGTTCCAGTAAATCCAAATCTATATTTGCAATTAGGTAACTTCTCCATAATCTTAGTCAGAGAGTTTGCTTTGAACAGATGTGCTTCGTCACCGATAATTAAATCAAAGTTCTCAAAGTAAGACTTTGGTTGTTTGTATATACTTTGCCATGTTGAAATAAAAACTTTTGCATTTTCTTCAAATTTAGCTTGACCTGATGTGATCAAATGAGTATAATAGAATTGTCCTTTTGAATACGATATAAAGTCTGTATTCATCTGCTGCACTAAGCTAGTGGTTGGAACAATAACTAATGCTCTTTGCGCTAGATTATTCATCAAGTAGTACTTCAACAAAGCATAGATTATATAAGACTTTCCACTCGCAGTAGGCGAGAGAACTAATGCTCTGTTATTGCGAATAGCATGAGCAACTGCTCTAGTCTGATAGTCTCTAGGTTTGAAGTCTTCTTCAGTAATAAACTCTTCTAACTTATTTATCGCTACATCTTCTGTGTCTTCTAGACCATCATGTACAATAACTTGATAGTCTCGTTCCTCAGCAAAACGCTTTATGTGGTCAATCAGTCCAACATATATTTGTTGCGTGTTCACGTTGAATAGTCTAATCTTACCATCCCAATAACGATTACGCACTGATGGCATAAACTTAGCACCTGGGACTTCAAAGGTGAAGAAGTCTGACAACTCTTGCGATGTTCCTCTTTCGCAATCAAGTTTCAGATACACTTCATCCTTCTTATAGATCTCAATCTTATCCATTACATAGAACCTTGCGTAAATCGCACCCAGTCAATCGCAGACTTGATCTGAAAGTTTCTGTTGTTCAAACTCTTGACGATTGCCTCTACATAGTCAACCTTCTCACCCTGTAATGAGACCTTTAGTGTGCTTTCAATAAACAAATCATCCGACTCAATATATGTATCTATCTCATTCTTCAATAGTTTTTTGTAGAACTGATCCCTACCTAACTCGTCGAGTTCTTCTCTATCAAGTTCGCCCAAGTAATACTCGATCAACGTTTTCTTCAGTCGTTTGTTTTCTGCTTTGAGTTTGAATAATACTACACGCTCTCCCATAAAGATCTTGAGATACTTGTTGTGTAGTTTAGGAATCTTGGTTGCTTCGCGATCGAGCTCTGTTTCATCGATCTTACAGTCTACGTCCCATTGCGAGACAATATCTTCAATTTTCATAATGTAATCACCTAGAGTATGTTATACTCTTTATTATACTATATTAGGTCACAGAAGTCAATGTATATCTTCTGTATAAAAAGGTCACGTTAGCGTTCAAATACTCAACATCGCCTTGTTCAATATTAAATTCTACTGCTGATAATGATGTTGGATACAAATCAATAAACTTCACGTCTACATTTGGTTTGTATTGATTGGTAGTAATCAACAAAGATGCATCTGAAAATATACCATAGTTCGCTTGCACATTTGCTCTTTGTTGAAACTCGTCAGGATACCCAAGTCCAATCATCCAATCATATATTTCTTGGAAGTTCTTTAAATCTTCATCAACACGAAATTGTAATTGCAACTGACCAAACGATAGTTTTTCACCTGGATTTGGTAGTCGTATGAATGGGTTTGGTGTTTCTACTTCACCCATAGAAATTTCTGGTATACTAGCACTGGTGCAGAAATAGTTTACATTGGGCAGACGCTGAATAGCGAACTGAAACCCTATAGGTGATAGAAAGTTTTTATTTTCTGGATTGGTTGCCATATTATATCCTTATTGTACCTACTATTTATAATCAAAACCAATAGACAAAAAAAGAGAGACCCGAAGGTCTCTCTAAAACTGGTTCACTAAAGTGAATCTTGTTTTTATCGCATTAGGTAGATTACATTAAGTTTGCTACCTTGACGAGTCTGTAGTAGATGTTTCCATCACCAGTACCCAACCGAGCAGGAGCAGCAAGACCAGGAGCGCCATTGATTGCAAATGGGTTAGCAACCATGCCGTAACGAGTCTTGAATCCGATTTTAGGTTGGAACGTATTCTCACCAACCGCACGAACCATTTGAAGCGGAACGTATGG